TGTTCGTTTTAGGTACATTTTTAAGGGAGAGGAACCTTAAATTAAGTGACCTCTCCCTCCTTGGCGAAGACCTCCTATTTGCTCTTGAACTTGCCTTTGCAGGTGTACAGGCAGGTTACAAGGCAAAGGGAGAGAAGTGCCCATATACCTTAGAAAAGTTTTGCGACTTAGTAGATTTGGATAAGGGAGGGATAAACAGGATAACGGAGCTGATAACAAATGAGATTTCAGTACCAGAAGATCCGGAAAGAAAAAACGAGATAGCGGAGGAGCAGAATTAACTCTTGATTATATTGAGCGTTTTTGCTTTGGAGTATTAAGATTTTCCCCTCCGCAATACTATAAGATGACACTAAGAGAGGTTATTATAGCTATGCAAGGTTATAATAATCAATTTGAAATAGAGCAGCAATTTGAGTGGGAGAGAGCCAGGTGGCAAACAACACTTTTATTGAATGTTCATACGGTAAAAGGAAAGTCAATTAAACCTAAAGATTTGATTGAGTTTCCTTGGGAGACAGATAATTCAAAACCAACTAAAAGAAGTTTGACAGAAGTTGACAAGTCAATTTTTGACAAATGGGATAAAGAGTAAATAATGGCATTAGGTAAACTGAATTTAAAACTTGGCATTGATGTATCCAACCTTGAAAAAGAACTTGGCAAGGTTGAGCGTGCGATGTCAAGATTTGGCGGACAAATGCAATCTATCGGCAGTACTATGACACAGTCATTAACTCTGCCATTGCTTGGTGTCGGTGCAGCTTCATTGAAAGCATTTGCCGACATGGAGAAGTTGGAGAATGGATTGATTGCCATAATGGGTACAAGTGAAGGAGCAAAGGATGAATTAGATAAACTTCGTAAAGTTGCAGAAAATCCTGGTCTTGCATTGCCTCAAGTTGTACAGGCTTCTGCCTCTTTACAATCAGTAGGAATGTCTGCCGATGCTGCAAGGGAAACTATAACACAGTTTGGTAATGCCGTAGCGAGATCGGGAGGAGGTGCAGAACAGTTTAGCGGAGTTACATTAGCTTTAAGTCAGATAAGCGCGGTTGGTAAAGTTACACAGGAAGACCTTAATCAGATAAAAGAAAGGCTACCGGAGTTTGCCAGAGTAATGAAAGAGGAATTTGGAACGGTGACTGCGGAAGGAATACGGGCAATAGGTGTAAGTAGTGAGGAATTTATTACGCGCTCTGTATCTGCATTAGCAAAGTTAGAAAGAGCGCAAGGTGGATTAGGTAATACATTTGATAATTTAAAAGATAATGTTACTGCATCTTTAGCAGAATTTGGCAAGGCTATAAATGAATCATTAAATTTACAAGCGGTTGCAGAAAGTTTAAGTAAATATATACAAGGATTAGTAGATGGATTTAAGGCTCTTAATCCGGAGACACAAGGCTTCATTGTTAAGGCTGCTTTAGTAGCTGCATCCATAGGGCCTATTATATTTATTGTAGGTAAATTGATAAGCACATACGGTGCTTTAGCCGGAGCATCAAAATTAATAGTACAAGCAATAGGAAATATAAGTAAAGCATTTAGCTATTTAGCTGCCAATCCAATGATTTTAGTAGTTACTGCATCCATTGCTGCTATCGGTGCTATTGCCTTGTATGTTTATGATAACTGGAAAGCATTTAGTGACAATTTTAAAAACATTTGGATAAACATTAAAAACTCTGTAATGGAAGGAGTAGCTAATGTTTTAAAAAATATTGACTATTTACAGAAAGCATTAGGATTAAATCTATTTAATCTTGATGGTTTAACATCTTATCAAAAGGAACAAAGAATAGTAGCTACAGAGTTTAAAAGTATTGGAGATACAGTTGATAGTTTAAAAGGCAAACTTGCCTCATTATTTACAACTGGTGCAAAAGCAACTGGTGGCGGTGGTGGTATTACTGCACCAACTTTACCAACAGAACCAAGTGCTACTACTCCAACAGGTGGCGGTGCAGGTGGAGCAGGTTCTGCTGCCTCAATGGGTGCAGGTTTAGGTGTTATAGGAATTTTACCGACATTAGATTTATTGCCAGATAAATTAGAAAGTATATCAGCTGCAAATGAAAGATTAAAACAAACAAATGAAGATGTAGCTAATTCATTTAATAAAATTGCACCAGTGGCAAAAAGCGCCTATGATTCATTAGGACAAGGTCAACAAATTATTGCTGCAAGTATATTAAGTTTTGGTGAATTGGCAGCAAGTGGATTTGAAAGTATGAAAGAACTTGCCGCAGCTGTACGAAAAAGCATTGCCGATATAATTGCTAATTTTATTAGAATGTATGTAGCAAAAGCATTAGCATCTGTACCATTATCACCTTTTATGGTGGCTATTGCTCCTGCTATTGCTGCTGCTGCTGGAGGTGTAGCAAAATCATTAATAATGAAGATTGGTGCTCCAAAACTTGCCGAGGGCGGCTTGGCATTTGGGCCTACCATGGCAACGGTCGGAGATAACAGGAACAGTCGTGTAGATCCAGAAGTAATTGCACCTTTATCAAAGTTAAAATCAATGATGGGAGATATGGGCGTAGGTGGCACACTGGAGACAAGAATAAGCGGAAATGATTTAATTATATTGTTAAATAGGTCTCAAAAGGGTCTTAGTAGAATACAATAATGGCTGTAAGGTTTGAAACGACTGTATATAATGAGAAAGGTAGAAAAATTAATGTTGCCATAAAAGACAATGATTTTTCGGGCATGACATATTCATTTGATACTATTAGCCTGTCATTACAATACGATAGCGAAAGCCAACAAGGAGCTGAAAGATTTACTCCTATTATCGGATCATCCTGCAATTTATCATTACTTATAAATAATAACGATTTACAGACTTTACTTCTTGATATTGGATTAGCAGTGGAGGGTAGGTTTACAATGCATTTAACTGCGTACGAAGATGACAATACAACAGTATCGTTTAATTGGTATGGTTATATAGTTACAGATTTAGTACAATTTGAAGATATTCCTTTGTCTATTGGATATGTTGCTCAAATATCTGCCATTGATGGATTAGGATGGCTAAAAACATTGGATTACAAAAGTGCAGTAGGGCCTTACAATGGACAAGACACAGTAGTACAACATATTTTAAACTGCCTTAATCAATTAGATTTTGTACAGAGTGAATTGGTGGCAAATAGTCTGCCAGTGCTGCACACTGTTTTTAATTGGAATGAGAATACTACAGCCTACAATGCTGCTAATGATTACGCATTATTGACAGTAATACAGCATAGGGCATTTTATCATAAGGATACAAAAAACAACTACATATATCAAAGTTGCTACGATGTTTTAAAAAAGATATGTCAAACCTTTGGCGCAAGATTAATATTTTCTGGTAATCAATATTGGTTTATACAGGTCAATGAATACGCAAGAAATCCTTCAGCTCACAGATATTTTAAATATAGTGCATTAGGCGTACAGGCATCTGGTACATTTACTTTTGATTTTACTATGTCTAATGTACAGACTAATTTACCAGGAAGTGATTTAATGAGATTAAGCGGAGGTAAATGGACATATTATCCTGCACTAAAAAATGTAGTTGTTAGATATAATCACTTTGCTAAACAAAACTTATTAGCCGGAGTAGAATATAACTATGCTACTAATGCCACACCAATAACAACTATCACTCCGACATTAGACGCTACAAATGCAGATGCAAGATTATCATACACAGGAATACTTGGCTTTTATGCCCAGGCTTTAAATCCTGTAAACTTTGAGCCTTTTCAATTTGTATTTGCTGTAAAGGTAGCATCTATTATTAATAGCTTTCCATTGCAAGGTTTTGCCGATGCTAACTGGACATTGGGCAGCGGTTGGTTTATTAATAATGGAATACTTGAAGGTACAATAATAGCAACGGTAGCATACTACACTACTTTTACAGTTACATCTGGTAGAAAGTATTATGTTAAAATTAAAGTTGATATTGAAAATAGTGGTAGCCTTAGACTACGTTTAGGTGGTGTTACAAAAACAATTACAGAAAGTGGTGATTATGACTATGTAATTTTATCAACTAACACAGATACATTACAATTAGATAGTTTATCATCTCCAGGTTTTACTGGCAAAATTAAATCATTACAGGTAAAGCAGGAAAATAAGTATTTAAAAAGAAATGTAACTTACACTAATGGTTTTAATTTTATATTAGACGCTGCAAGTTGGGAAAATACATTTTACGAATATGAGTTTAATACGGAAACAATAACAGCAGATGCTGCTTTTGTTGCTTATAAAACTATCACATTTGATACCTTAGACATTCCAGAGAGTGCAGAGTATGTATGGGAGATGCGCTTAAAAAATATGAGAAATGAGGCAGGAACAAATGTGTCTGGTAATTTTAGTATATCATATTTATTAAGCAGTAATTATCTTGAATTTCTTCCTACTGGTGCAGTCTCTGGGCAAAGTGACATCCTTGAATATGGCTCTGACAATGACGATAAATCATCCACTATATTTAGCCTTGACACATACCTTGGCGATGGGCCGAGTAAAACAACGGATGGAGGATTAAAAGTATTAGAATCTGGCACCTATGAAAATAGCAGCTCATGGGATGTTAGCAGCGGATCAGGCTTTAACAATGTCACACAATTATTAGTAAATGAAGTAATACGCGGACAGCTCACACCAAAGCTACGCATGGTTGATATGCCATTCCAAAATTTAACAGTTGACAATCCATACCTTCCTCACAAGGTCATAGAATATTCATCCGGATATTACGTTTTTGAAAGAGGTAGTTTTGATTTAAAAACAGAGATTTGGCAGGGTGATTACTTTAAAATAGAATTGGATGCCTAATTATACCGAAAGAACAGTTTTATCTAAACCTCGCGACTTTGCCAATGTTGCAAACAATGCAGGCAGTGGTGGTGTGGTTAACAACAATGTTACAGAAACAATAAATAATGTTACAGTAAATGGCTCTGCCGTTTCAATATTTAATCAAGAATTTCTTGCATCTTCATCCAATGTTTTAACCTGGACTCAAAATAATGGAGTCTTGCCAGTTACTAATTTAAATGCTGCTATTCATGTTTACCAGAATGGTCAGAAATTAATAGATAGTCAATATAGTATAACGGCACCTGCTACTATTACCATAGATTCTAACACACATTACGATGGAAGTAATTACATTGTATTTGCAATAAACATAATATAATGGAAGAGATAAAAGCACCAAAGAAAGAAAGGAAGTTTTTAAAAGCCATTGGCAATATCGGCAAAGTTTTAGCAGAGGAATTAGTCATGGGAATAGCAAGAAAGTTTATCGGCAAAGCCATTGACAAAGTAGGCAACAAACGGCAAGGACTTGTTATTGCATTTCTTTTGGTGGCAGGAATATCTTATGCCTCTATGGATTCCATACCCTACCCAGTCACAGGCAATAAGCAGAGATTAGGATGGCAGAGTACTGGAAACGGCTTGGTTTGGAGAGGTAGAGTTACAGACACAATTACAAAGCCTACAAGCTATGCAGATAAGAATGTAAAAGCTTATCTTATCCTTGATTCTGTTAGCGGTTCTTTATATGTATTTAAGCAAGGTTCATGGGCAGCCATTAGTGGTGCAGGAGGAGGTTTAACTATGCCTTTTGATTCTATTACCTTTAACACTGCCAAGGATGGCACTGTTGGAGTAGGTGAGGTGAAATATAACGATACGCAAGGAAGTTTGATTCAAGGATTAAAGGGAGGTAATGTTACCAATGTTATTGGGCAACAATTACACCAACGGGTTAATAATCGAACGGGATCAACTTTAACAAAAGGTACTGCGGTTTATTTGTCAGGAAGTCAAGGTAACCGAATAACCGTTGCAAAAGCCTTAGGCGTTACCGATGCCTTTTCGGCTAATACTTTTGGCATAGTTGCTGAATCAATCTTAGATAATCAAAGCGGATACGTTATAACAGAAGGATTAATTACAAATATAAATACAAGTGCATTAGTCGAAGACTCAGCGGTTTACCTTTCGCCAACGGTGGCAGGAGGATTAACATCAACAAAGCCGCAAGCACCACAACACACGGTATATATTGGTGTTTGCGTTAAAAGTAATGCTGGTTCTGGGGAATTGTTTGTTAAGATTAGAAATGGTCAGGAACTTGACGAATTACACGATGTCCGTATAACATCGCCAGTAAATAAAGCCTCATTATACTATTTAAGTAGTGAAGGTGTTTGGAGGGATACAACGCCAACACTTTTAGTAAGTGATACGGCTTCCATGTTAGCCAACTACGCAACCAAAGCATACGCGGATACAAGTGGCAGATTTTACGCAAGACAAGATTTTGAAAAGGTTACGACTTCAACTTTGACATGGACGCAAAGTGACACATTAGTTGTCGGTGGTACGGGAGTAGTGCAAGTTTACCGCAATGGTCAAATACTTTTGCCAACTCAATACACTATACCAACTAATGCTTCAGTTGTCATTGGTTCGACGGCTTTTAAGTTAGGTGAAAATTATACGGTGATTTTCCCCCGTGGTGGCGGTGCTGGTAGTGGCGGAGGATCGGGAAGCCTTACTTCAATTTCAGGTGGTACGGGAATACTTGTTTCACCTAACCCAATAACAACCACGGGTACAGTGTCTGCTGATTTATCTGTATTAATGGAATTAACCGATACAAGTTTATTAAACCTTACTACAAGGTTTGCATCAAAATTAAATGCAACCGACACGGCTTCATTATCAAATAGAATAGATACAAAAGGTAGCGGTACAGTTACAAGTATTGCAACTGGCTACGGATTAAGTGGTGGAACAATAACAACAACTGGTACAATACTTTTAGATAGTTCAGCAGTATTTACCAGGATAAGGGATAGTATAGTTGATGTTGCTATTGGCAATGATACTATTAAAATATTAAAACAAGAATATCAACCAGCCTTATCAAGTGTTTTGACTTGGACAATTACGCCAAAATTCCCTATTCAATTAAAGGCTTATATTTTGGTTTTTAGGAATGGACAACTTTTAAACAATGACCAATATAATTTAACTGACACAAATAAAATTACCATTGTTTCGACATCTTTTAAAGTAGGTGCTAATTATACGGTTGCAACGGTTAGCGGTATTGGTTCGGTCGGTTCGGCTCAGGCTGGAAATCCTATTTATCCAGAGGCTGGAATAGCCCTATCAACAGGCACAACGTGGACAACATCTATTGTAAATAATTCAAGTAATTGGAATACAGCATATACAGATAGGTTTAAATGGGATGGAAGTAGCACTGATTTAGTAGCAGCGACAGGCAGAACAAGTTTAGGAGGTACTACCATTGGACAATCAATGTTTACCTTAACAAATCCTTCTGCTATTACCTTTCCAAGGTTCAATGCTGATAACTCTGTTACGGCATTATCTGCTGCTAATTTTCGTACTGCCATTGGCGCAGGAACTGTAACAACTGTTACGGCAGCCGCAGGCACTCCGATAAGCATAACTAATAATACAACAACTCCAGAACTTACAATAAATGCTGCATCGGCAAGTGTGCCAGGTTATTTATTATCTGCGGATTGGACTACTTTTAATAATAAACAAAATGCTATAAATGGCACAGGATTTGTAAAATCAACGGGAACAACTATTTCTTATGATAACTCAACTTATTTAACTACAACAGATGCAGCATCAACTTATTTAACACAAAGCAATGCTACATCAACTTACACACCATTAACAAGGTCAATATCTACTACTGCACCATTGCAAGGTGGAGGAGATTTATCTGCAAATAGGACTTTATCTATAACACAGGCAACTACAAGCGCAAATGGATTTCTTACCTCAACAGATTGGAATACATTTAACGGTAAACAAAATACTATATCACTTACTACAACAGGAACAAGCGGAGCTGCAACATTGGTTGGTAGTACCTTAAACATTCCACAATACAGCGGAGGCGGTGGAGGCTCTGGCACTGTAACAAGTGTAGGCTTAACTGCACCTTCTATATTTACTGTAGGTGGTTCACCTGTTACAACAAGCGGCACTTTGGCATTGACATATAGCGGCACTGCTTTACCTTTATTAAATGGTGGTACAGGTGCAACGACTGCCGATGCTGCATTGACTAATTTAGGAGTTACAACAGTTGGTAAGGCATTGTTAGTAGCTGATAATAGTGTTAGTGATAAATTTATAAAAGTTAATGCAAATAAAACAATAACACTTTTAACTGCAGCTGATAC